AGATCCTTTTTATGACATTATTCAAATTTTAAAAAGTAAGGAGAAAACAAATGAATGAAAAACAACAAGTCTTAAATCTAACTAATATTTGTGATGGAAAGTTAGAAGCTGAATTTGAGGAAATGTACAAAGATGCATTACGAAAAATTTCAAAGGGTCAGAAAGCTAAAATCACCATCAATATTGAAATGTTACGAGTTCCAGATACCGATACCATAGTAGAACTTGGTTACAATATTAAATCAACATTACCAGCTATCTCACGTCGTGCTATTGGTTCTTATGCAGATGACTTTACCGTAAAAGTTGATGTCAATGAAAAGCCAGAATTGGAAGTTCTAACATTTAATTCAACAACAGAAAAGAGAGGTTAACACAATGGAAGAAAAAATTAACTTAAATGTACAAGCAGCAAATGGTGAAGTTATTATTCGTCGTGGTGAAGCCAATGACATATTCCAATATCACGGATTTAGATATGAAATTAGTAGTGCTGAATCATTTGTTAACGGTGTAAAAGCTAAGGGCGACCCTAAAACATCTGTTATTACATATTCAGACAAAAAGGTCGTAGCCGTAACAGACTGCACCGTAACAGATCGTACACAAGACAAAATTGTATATGAATTTCAAAAAAGCGAACAGTTTAAAGAATGGTACTCCATCTTTGATCTAAGTTTAACGCAAAAAGAAATGCTTGATTTACTCCGAATTCATGAACATGAAATCGAAGATTACGAAAAGCTTTTAATTGCTGTTAGAAACTTCAAATACGTAACACAAACGGAAGGCGATTTTACTAGAACTGATGATGATAACTATGTTATGAGCATCAAAGTAAAAGAAGCTGAAGGTACTTTAAAGATGCCTCGCTTTATCTTCGTTAACATGGTCATTCTTAATGAAAGCCAATTCACTCAAAAAATTGAAGTGCAATTAGACATCATTAAACCTAAAGACGAAGGGGATAAATTATCTTTCAAGTTATCTTGTCCAATCATGAATCGTTATATTAAAGAAGCTATCAAATCTGAAACAGATTCAATTAAATCTGAATTAACCAATTACTTGTTATTGGCTGGTACTCAAGAATAAGGAGCAAATGCATGGGAGAATCAATCAAAATTAATTCATTTGAATTAGAAAATGTAAAGCGTGTTAAAGCTGTTTCTTATGAACCATCACCTAATGGGTTAACTATTATTGGTGGAAAGAATGGACAAGGAAAAACATCCATTCTTGATGCCATTGCTTGGGCATTAGGCGGTGCAAAATTTGAACCATCTAGTGCGGTACGTGATGGGAGCTACAACCCACCTAAATTAGAAGTTAAGCTATCTAATGGGCTAGTGGTTACACGTAGTGGTAATAGCAGCACACTAAAAGTCGTAGATCCAGAAGGTAAAAAATCTGGTCAACGTATTTTAGATGGTTTCATTGGACAACTAGCTTTAGACCTTCCTAAGTTCATGGAAATGAGTGACAAGGAAAAAGCAAATGAACTTTTGAAATTGTTGGGCGTAGAAGACGAATTAAATAAACTTGAAGGTAAACACCAAGAGGTATATGCAAAACGTCATTCTATAGGGCAAATTGCAAACCAAAAAGATAAGTACGCTAAAGAGTTAGTTGGCTATGATGATGTACCACTTGAACCAATTAGCGCATCCGAACTTATCCAACAGCAACAAGCCATTTTATTAAAGAATGCAGAAAATCAAAAAAAGCGGAACAATGTTTCTGCTATTCAAGCTCAAATGGTTACCATCAACAACTTGGTTGATGAAACGCAAAAGAAGCTTGAAGAACTGCAAGCTAAGCAGGCACAATTGGCTGAAGATTATGATATTGCAACAACGGCAGCTAAAGACCTTGAGGATGAATCGACGGCTGAACTCGAGGAGCAAATCAAAAATGTAGATGCTATTAATCAAAAGGTACGTGCTAATCAAGAACGTGCAAGAGCATTACAGGAAGCTGCTGATTATAAAGCAGATTATGACAACTTGACTGGTGAACTTGAAACTATCAGGGAAGATAAAAATAAACTGCTTGAATCTGTACAAATGCCATTATCAGGATTATCCATTCAAGATGGCGTTCTTATATACAATGATCGTCAATGGGATTGCATGTCCGGTGCTGAGCAGCTCAAAGTAGCTACGGCTATTGTTAGAGCTTTAAATCCTAAGTGCGGATTTGTACTTATGGATAAACTCGAACAAATGGATGTAGACACTATGAAAGAATTTGGGGCTTGGCTTGAATCGGAAGGCCTACAAGTCATTGCAACTCGTGTTACTAATAACCAAGATGAATGCTCCATCATTATTGAAGATGGACACATCAAAGGTGAAGAGTACAGTAATGTGGCAGCACCAGTTAATGAAACTAAAAATGAATGGGGTGATTTTTAATGAATATTACGACAGGTAAACGAAAACGAGCGCAGAAGGTCGTTGTATATGGTACCGAGGGGATTGGTAAAACAACCTTTGCCAGTCACTTTCCATCACCTGTATTTATCGATACGGAAAGTAGCACAGACCATTTAGATGTGGCTCGTACCGATAAGCCTACGTCATGGCAAATGCTTATTTCCTTTGTTAAGGAATTTGCAGCAATGCCGGGTTTCTATCGGACTTTAGTCATTGACACGATTGACTGGGCGGAACAGTTATGTGTTGAGTACATCTGTGCTAAACACAATAAATCTGGTATTGAAGACTTTGGATATGGTAACGGATATGTATTTGTCCGTGAGGAAATGGGACGTTTCCTAAATCTACTTGATGAAGTTATCAATGCAGGTATGAATGTAGTGCTTACTGCTCATGCTCAAATTCGTAAGTTTGAACAGCCAGATGAATTAGGCGCATATGATCGCTTTGAATTAAAACTTGGCAAAAAGACGGGAAGTCAAACATCTCCACTTATTAAAGAATGGGCGGACATGGTACTCTTTGCCAATTATAAAAATGAAATAATCACAACTCAAACCAACAAAAAGAAAGCAACTAATGGTAAGCGTTTAATGTACGCTACTCACAACCCCGCATGGGATGCTAAAAATCGCCATGGATTACCAGATATGATGCCATTTGAATATAGTCAAATCGCTCATGTTATTCCAGATGATGTACTACCAACTGCTGCAGCACAAGAATTAGCACAAGCCGCTAATAATGAATATGCTCCAGAAGTAATGAATGCTACCAAGGAACAAATTGGGGAAGTTACTACAACACAACCTGTAAGACCACCACAGGAAGCTGTTGATACCAACAAAAACGAAACACCATTAGTTGAAACAGCTATTCCTAAACCATTAAAAGACTTAATGGTTAAGGATGGAATTACATTAGAACAAGTTCAATCTGTAGTTATCGCTCGTGGTAAGTATCCAGCTGGTACACCATTTGAAAATTATGATCCAGAATTCGTTAATGGATGGATTATTCCATTCTGGCCAAATATTGTTGAAGCAATTAAGAAAGGAAATTAATTATTATGACAACACAAAGCAATTTTGAAACATTCGGTAAAGCAGAAGAAGTATATTCATTTGACCAACCTATTTTAGCGGAAGAACGTGAATATACGTTACTTGAAGCTGGTTCTTATCCATTTGTAATTACTAACGTAGAAAAGAAATTCTATGAACCAAAAGAAGGTAGCAAGTTACCATCTTGTCCACAAGCTCAAATTACCCTCGAAGTAGATGGTGGCGATCAAGGGAAAACAAAATTAATTCACAATTTGTTTTACACAAAGTCAACCATTTGGAAAGTTACAGAATTATTTATGGCCGTAGGTCTTGCTAAGAAAGGTGAAAACTACAATCCTGACCCTGAACAATTATTGGGTAAGTCAGCCATGTGTGAATTGTCACAACAAGGCTATGTGAAAAATGATGGTAATAATGGTACTCGTAACGAAATAAAAAAATGTTTTGCAAACCCTAATGCTCAAGCAAATGGATACGGTGCATTCTAATGGAACTTAGACCGTATCAACAACAAGCTGTAGACTCGATATGGCATGAATGGGAAACGGTTAATAAAACATTGTTGGTTCTTCCGACTGGCACAGGTAAAACAATTTGTTTTGCTAAAGTTGCTGAGGAAGCGGTGCGCAGGGGTAAGCGTGTTCTTATCCTTGCGCATCGTGAAGAACTATTGCAACAAGCCTCTGACAAAATTATGAGTGCGTCAGGGCTTACAACGGCAATGGAAAAAGCTGAACATACATGTCTTGGACAATGGGACCGCATCATAGTAGGTTCTGTTCAAACATTATGTAAAGACAAACGATTGTCAATGTTCAGTAAAACGTACTTTGATGTCATTATCATTGACGAAGCACATCATGCTGTATCTAGCAGTTATCAAGCTATATTAAATTACTTTAACCAAGCAAAAGTCTTAGGCGTAACGGCTACACCAGATCGCTCAGATATGAAAAATTTAGGGCGTGTATTTGAAAGTTTAGCATTTGAGTACACGTTACCTAAAGCTATTCAAGAGGGGTTCTTGTCTAAGATTAAGGTACAAACATTACCGCTCACATTAGATATCTCATCGGTTAAGATTTCAACTGGTGATTTTGCTGTGGGAGATATCGGTAGAGTATTGGAACCTTACTTAGAGGAAATAGCCAATAAATTAATGGAATACAGAGATAGAAAAATCGTTGTGTTCTTACCTTTAATTGCTACCAGTCAACGATTCTGTGAAATTCTTAATGAGCGAGGATTTAAAGCAGCAGAAGTAAATGGCAAAAGCCAAGACCGTACAGAAATTACACAAGCATTTGCTGAAGGTAAATATAATGTACTTTGCAATTCAATGCTGCTCACGGAAGGATGGGATTGTCCAAGCGTTGATTGTGTTATTGTATTACGTCCTACTCGGTCTCGTGCCTTGTATTGTCAAATGATAGGACGTGGCACACGGCTTTCACCGGGTAAAGATCATCTATTAATTTTAGATTTTCTATGGCATGTAGAACGTCACGAATTATGTAGACCGGCTCATTTAATCGCTAAGTCAGATGATGTGGCCAAACGTATGACGGAAATTCTTGAAGAAAAAGGAATGGACCTTGAAGAATGCGAAAGGGATGCAGAATCTGACGTATTAGCTCAACGTGAAGAAGCACTTGCAAAAGAACTCGCTGCCATGCGTAAGAAAAAAGCGCAACTTGTTGATCCGTTGCAATTCGAGTTTTCTATCCAAGCTGAAGACCTTACCCATTATGTACCGGCCTTTGGTTGGCAAATGACATCGATTACGGATAGTCAAAAGAAAACGCTTGAGCAATTTGGGATTAATGGTGACAACATTGAAGATGCTGGCAAAGCATCTATGCTCATTGATAGATTACAAAAACGTCGTGAAGAAGGCTTGTCTACCCCTAAACAAATTAGATTCCTTGAAAACAAAGGATTTAAAAACGTAGGAACATGGACCAATAACCAAGCCTCTAAGATGATTAGTCGTATTAGTGCTAGTGGTTGGCGCATTCCTAAAGGTGTAGTGCCTGCTACATACAAGCCACCTGTAGAAGAATTCGTTCCTCAATGGTAAGGAGGAAACATGGAAAGCAAAATTGATTTACGAGAACTACTCGAATATATAGACCCTGCCCAATGCTCCTATGAGGAATGGTTAAACGTAGGACTTGCTCTCCATCAAGAGGGCTATCCTATGTTTATATGGGAAGAATGGTCTGCAGATGATGGAGAACGATTCCATGAGGGTGAATGTGCTGCTAAATGGGAATCCTTTGGTCGCTATACTGGGAAACTTGTTACCGGTGCCACGATCACTCAAATGGCAAAAGAAAACGGATGGACATCTAAACGTAAGCTTGAAAATAATGAGGCATTAAGTTTTGATTCCATGGTATTGGCCACAACTCCGGAACAATATCAAGTCGTTGATAAGAACTGGATAGAAGAATCCGATGTTACGATTCCTAAATCTTATCCTTTAGAGCAACGTAAACAAGATATTGTTACATATCTGACTACGTTATTTGAGCCGGAGGAGTACGTTGGATATGTAGTTAATACATTTGCATTACCGGACGGAAAACAGTCTCCTACGATGGGAAATTATAGCCGTACGGTACAACAAATCCTAGATGGTATTAACGGCACAACGCAATTAGAAAATGTGTTTGGCACCTTTAACAAAGAAATGGGTGCATGGATTCGCTTTAATCCAATTGATGGTAAAGGGGTTAAAAATGATAACGTAACCGCATTTCGGTATATGTTATTAGAATCTGACAATATGTCACTCGGAAAACAAAAAGCCATTCTTGAACAATTAGAATTACCAATTGCAGCTATGGTATTTAGTGGTGGCAAATCAATTCATGCCATCGTTAAAGTTGATGCTTACTCCTATGAGGAATATAGAAAGCGTGTTGACTTTATATATTCCATTGCTCAAAAGAATGGTTTTAAACCGGATAAAAAGAATCGTAACCCTAGCCGATTATCTCGAATGCCGGGCGTTATGCGTGATGGTAAACCCCAATTTCTTATGGCAACCAATATTGGTAAAGAAAACTATAAGGAATGGGAAGAATGGATCGCATCCGTTAATGATGATTTACCAGAACCGGAAGAACTTGACGCATTATGGGATAACATGCCAGACCTAGCACCGCCATTAATTGAAGGGATTCTCCGTGAAGGTCATAAAATGCTCATTGCCGGACCATCTAAAGCAGGTAAATCATTTGCGTTAATTCAATTATGCATTTCCATTGCCGAAGGTAAGCCATGGTTTGGATTTGACTGCACGCAAGGCAAAGTTCTATATGTCAATTTGGAACTTGATAGGGCATCCTGCTTGCATCGCTTTAAAGATGTATACGAGGCCCTTGGACAGTTACCAACAAACATTGGGAACATATCCATATGGAATTTACGTGGTAAGTCCTTACCAATGGACCAATTGGCGCCTAAGCTTATCCGCAGAGCTCAAAAGCGTAACTATAAGGCTATCATTATTGACCCTATCTATAAGGTCATAACTGGTGACGAAAACAGCGCTGATCAAATGGCGAATTTCTGTAATCAGTTTGACAAAGTATGTACTGAACTAAAATGTGCCGTCATTTATTGTCATCACCATTCAAAAGGTAGCCAAACTGGTAAGCGGTCTATGGACCGTGCGTCAGGTTCTGGTGTATTCGCTCGTGATCCAGATGCATTACTTGACTTGCTAGAACTTGAACTCGAGAACATGAACGAGGATAAACTCCAAGATGCTCCTATTGATACTAGCCAATGTACTGCATGGCGAATGGAAGGAACACTCCGAGAATATCCGAAGTTTAAACCGGTAGATTTATGGTTTGAGTATCCTATTCACAAAGTGGATACAAACGGGTTCCTTGCAATGGCTCAATTTGATAGTCCACAACAAAAAGGAGCTAATGTTATAAACAAACGCAAAAAAGCTGCTAAGGAAAAGAAAAAAGAGCAGTTAGTAGATGCTTTTAATATTGCCGCTGCTGAAAATGGGTTTAACGGCAGAGCAGATATTAAACGGGTAGCCGAAATTATGGAAGTTAGCGAAATGACTATTCGTCGATATTTAAGAGAAACACCAATCTTAAATGTTGATAAAGGAGAGTTATTTAAACCAGAAGATTGTTAATCTATAAAAATACTTTTAGGTTAACAATAATAACAACAAACGCTCTTATATATATAAGTGTATGTTGTTATTATTTTGTGTCCCAATGTAAGGTGGATTCAAGCTAAGGGGGTAAGGAAAAGGATTTCTAAAATCATCCTTTTCTTACCTCTTCCCCTTAGGTTGAACCCTACATTACAAAAGGGCTTAAAAAAAAATGTATTGGTTATTATCAATTAAATTCTCAATAAAGGAGGATTGGTTATTGATTATTGAATTTTTCATTCCTCTTAAACAGGTTCCTACCGTTACACATCAAACTAAGCAGGTAAATACACAACATGGTAAACCTATCTTTTATGAATCAGATAAGTTGAAACAAGCTAAAAAAATATTCTTAGCTGGTTTAGCTGATCATGTTCCTAGTGAACCTTTAGAGGGCCCTATTCGATTGGTTACCAAGTGGTGTTTCGGTAAAGCAAATTGTAAAGCGCCACATTGGAAAACCACTCGGCCAGATACAGACAATCTTATTAAATTATTTAAGGACTGTATGACCAAGTTGAAGTACTGGAATGATGATGCTCAAGTCTGTAGTGAAATTACAGAAAAGTATTGGAATCCAGTCACAGGGATTTGGGTACATATTGAAACGTTGAAAGGTTGATGCTATGAAGAAAAAATTAGTTTATGTCGCCCATCCGTATGGGGGCAAGGAAAGTAATCGTAAAAAGATTGATGTGATCATGGGAGATTTGGTTTTAAATGATGCCAGTCATGACTATATTTCCCCAATTCATAACTTTGGGTATGTATATCTAACTGGTGACGATTACCAACGAGGGTTAGACATTTGTTTAAGTCTACTTGGCCATTGTGACATTTTAGTATTGTGTCCTGATTGGGAATCTAGTCGTGGTTGTAAAGGTGAATTTGAGTTTGCTAAGAAACATAGTATTTCCACTTTTACATTAAGTGAGTGGAAAGCGTTAAATCGGATTTGATAAAGGAATACCAATGAATATTTGGGGGTTATTTGATGATGGCAATGGCTGCTATCGTCAAGCGGTAGATGAATACAACGTGAATATGGGGGGGCAACACACGATCACATCAATAGGAATTGGTGATGCGTGCATTAATCAAGACTTAGCCATAAATACGCTACATAACAAAAATGCACTATGGGAAACATTAGATAAACTAGGTAGACCTGATGTTATTCTAGCTAGTCCACCTTGCGAAAGCTGGAGTAATGCTAGTGCAATGATAAATGGAAATGCTTGTTGGAAACGTGAGCCTAATAGCATCACTTCATTATTTGGTGAAATTAAGGAGAATAGTAAATTTACAATTCGTAATAACTATGAATATGATCGTGTTCAATATAATTACGACAAGCAATTCTTAACACGGATCAATGGGGAAATGTGTATTTATAATACGATAAAAATCATTGAGCGTTACCAACCTAAAGTGTTCGTAATTGAAAACCCAGCGTATGGACGGATATGGGAGTACATAGCAAATGTAATAGGATTTGATATTCCTTATGAAAACCTAACTTACTACAACAACTATGATTACCCTGTTAAGAAACCAACAAAGTTTGGCAGCAATATTGATTTGAAGTTAATGAAAAACAATATAAAAGCTAAATTACAATGGCATCAATTAAGTAATGTTGGAGGTAGATATAATTCACGTTCCAATATTCCATTGAAATTAATTCACGATATATTAAAACGATGTGAGGACTATGTGTATCAAAGATAACTGAAAAGGATAAACAAATATGAATAAGTTTGGACAGAATTTTAACAATTATTCATTTGATGAATGTCAAACCGTTGTTAAAAAAATAATCGCAAAGGATTTTGAAGAAAAACGACGTAAAGCAATTGCAAAATTATTTAAAATGCCTTTAGGTAGTGAAGATGTCATTCCTGAAATTTGTATCTATAAAGGCAATATAAAATTTGCCTATAAAACAAAAGTCGCAATCATTGAATATCAGGAACCAATATGTTTAACTGTTGAACGCGGATTATCGGATTCAAATTCATTGGCTAGATTTGTTAGCGATGTAACAAAAGAAATTGGCCGTTTATATGAAAAAGCAATATGTGACATAAGGAAAAGGGAGATAAATGTATAGGATTATACGTGAAAGCGAAAAAATAAGACTACAACAAAAAGTTGATCTATGTGGTGCCATTATTGGATTAATAGTAATGGGTATTTTTCTATTAATTTATTTATTGGTGATGTTGGTATGTTTTATTAAATAATATACGGGCGGTGAATAATGTATAAAAAAGATGGGATTTTCAATGTATTGATGATATGTATGATTGTTTGGAGTTTTACATTGTTAATCGGGATGACAATTATGATTTTTAAGCAGTTGTTTTAGTAAAGGATATGGGCGGTGAAATATCCGCCCTATCATAAGAGGTGAGCATGAGACTTTATAGTACGTTATTTGAAGAAGGAATAGATAATGCTATTAAACTTTTATCCGGTGCGTTAACCATTGTTAATATTGATGATATTTATATGCCTAAAGTTACATATGATTTTAATAGTTTTTTAATCGAATATGAAATTGGTAGTGTGCACATTGGACATAGGATAGATTTAATAGGAATTCAACATTCAAAGATACCTTTAGAAGAATTTGTGTATAACATAAAACGCCATGTTTTAGTTGAGTATTTCCGTATATATGAAAATAAAAATAAGTTAATGTGGAATGCAGTACATGATGAAATAAAACAAAATGCAATATCTGATACATTGAAATCTTGTATAAAGTTAGCAGGTGATACCCATGAATGAAATGGTTGTTATAAACATTCTACTAGCGATTTACCTTGTGGTTATTTTTAAAATGTCCTATTACTCTTATCGTGAAGCTGCTGCATTAAAACATTTTATGGTTTCTGATACATATAAAATGCAACTGCAGAAAATAATTAGATCACAAATACGGGATATGGTAATATGTAGTATCCTGTTTGTTTTAAATATTGTCTGTGTGGTGGTTTTATGGTAGAACTTAGCAAAAAAGAATATCGTGAACTGGCATATGAGTATCTACACGAGGCAAGTAAAGCAGCATTACGGATTAAGTCGTTAAAGCGTAATATCCAACGCATTAAAAACGATATCACGTCATTACGTGCTGTAAATTATGGTAAAGAACGAGTAGACGGCGGTGAACCATCTGGTATTGAAGATGATATTAACCGGCTACTGGATATGGAAATGAGGTACAAACGCCAGATTCATGAACTACTTACTAAACGTGATGATGCTTGCCATATGATAGATTCGTTAACGAATACATTTGGATCCATTATTCTCATGCAACAATATATTAATGGTATGTCGGCTAAAGAGGCTTACGCATTTGTGGGATATGGTGAATCGCAGGGAAAAGAATATAAGAAGTTGGCTCTTCTTGAATTAGGTTATAAACTCCGCCTTAAATCGGCTTAAATCGGCTAATTTCGACCTTTTAAGCCCCCTATATCTATGATATATTGTATGTGGAAGAACATGAGTTCATCTCCTAAGCATTTAGAGTACCAAACGCAAAAAGGCGCATCGTAATTGATGTGCCTTTTTTGCTACCAAAAATAATTATGACACAAATACACTGCATCAAGCACAAATGCTTGAATAATAAAAATGGAATATGTACGGCCAATGAAATATTTTATGATGGCCTATGTCAATCCTATATTACGCATTCAAGTGCTAGTAAAAATTCATGTGGATTATGTGTAAGAAAAAATGGGAAAATGATTCGCAAGGGCGGTAATACATTAAAGTGAGGTGATGATCCATTGCGAGTAAATAAAAAAAACTGGCTAACTGACCCAGATAATTTATTGCGTGCAGAAGGTTGGGCTCGTGATGGCCTTACTGATGAGCAGATAGCAAAAAATATAGGGATTTCAATCAAAACTTTGTATAACTGGAAAAAGGATTCCTTACCTTTTTTACAGTCCCTTAAAAGAGGGAAGGAAGTGATTGATCTTGAAGTTGAAAATGCATTGCATAAACGTGCTATGGGTTACGAATATGAAGAAAAAACATACGAGAATGGAAAGCTCGTTAAAGTTGTAAAGAAACAACAGCCCCCAGACGTTACAGCTCAAATATTCTGGCTAAAGAACCGCAATCCTGAAAAATGGAGAGACACGAAGAACATCGATGTCAAAGGTGAGCTTACAGTATCCGCCATGGATAAATTGAAAGCTGCACGGGAGAGAGCTAATGGAAAAACATGATGAGTTAATAGAGGCATTAGGCGCTCTTACACATGATCCGTTAGCATTTGTGTATTTTGCATACCCTTGGGGAGAACCGGGGACTCCATTAGAGAATATGGAAGGACCCGATGAATGGCAAATACAAATTTTGAAAGACATCGGCGAACAATTAAAGAAAGGTAAGTCATTACAAACCGCCATTCAAGAGGCGGTAGCATCCGGCCATGGTATCGGTAAATCTGCACTGATATCATGGCTTATTCATTTTGCTATATCTACTCATGAGAATACTCGTGGCGTAGTTACAGCCAACACGGAAGGTCAGCTCCGCACTAAAACATGGCCAGAACTTAGCAAATGGCACAATATGTTTATTGCTAAAGATTTATTTACCTACACGGCCACAGCTATATTTTGTAGTGATAAAGACTATGAAAAGACATGGCGCATTGATGCCATTCCTTGGAGTAAGAACTCCCCTGAATCATTCGCAGGTCTACATAACCAAGGTAATCGAATACTAGTTCTATTTGATGAAGCATCGGCGATTGATGATGTCATTTGGGAAGTAACTGAAGGGGCTCTTACAGATGCTAACACTGAAATTATTTGGTGTGCATTTGGAAACCCTACTCGTAATAGTGGGCGGTTCCGTGAATGTTTTCGGAAGTATAGGAAGTTCTGGAATACATATCAGATTGATAGTCGTACCGTTAAGATTTCTAATAAAGCTAAGATAGAAGAATGGTTAGAGGCTTACGGTGAAGATTCTGACTTCTTTAAAGTTCGTGTTCGAGGTGTGTTCCCTTCCGCATCAGATTTGCAGTTTATCTCTACTGAAATTGCTGACAAGGCACAAAAGCAAGTCTATAAGCAGGGACAATTTGATCACTTGCCGGTAATCATTGGTGTGGATCCTGCGTGGACTGGTTCAGACTCTTTAGAAATAGTAATGCGGCAAGGCTACTATATGAAGTCACTCGCATCTATCCCTAAGAATGACGATGACTGGCGTATGGCTCAACTCATTGCTCAGTTCGAGGACGAATACAAAGCTGATGCCGTATTCATTGATATGGGGTACGGTACAGGGATATATTCTATCGGTAAGCAATTAGGGCGCAAATGGAGATTGATTGAGTTTGGTGGCAAGAGTAATGACCCTGTATATCTTAATATGAGGGCGTATATGTGGGGCCAGATGAAAGAATGGTTTCGTGAGGGCGGTTCTATTCCACCAAATGACCAAGCTTTATATGATGACATTGTAGGTCCAGAAGCGATCATTGATAAGAATGGTCGTATTCAACTGGAAAGTAAAAAAGATATGAAAGACCGAGGGTTGCCGTCTCCAAATAAGGGTGACGCTCTCGCCTTGACCTTTGCTGCGCGGGTCGTTAAAAAAAGCGAAACAGGCAACAGGATTGTAGCTAATACAAGTTACAATCCTTTTTAATTGTAGAAAGTGAGGGATAAAGATGTGTATGAAAGGTGCATCTGCTAACTATACACCACCTGCTCCGGCTCCGACTGTTCAAACGAATATGAGCAATCAGACTGGTGAGGAAATGGCAGAAACTAAACGAAAATTCAAACGTGGCTTTGAATCTACTATCTTAGGTCCGACTGCGAGCGGTCAGAAATCGATTTTAGGGGGATAGCATGGCGGAAATGGAATCTATATTAGCTAGACAACCTACGGAAGGTGTTAAGCCTGTTAGGCGTGATTATACGAAGTTGAGAAAGAAGTTTTCGCAACTATTTAATGCGCAGCAACGATACGTAAATAAGTGGAAGCAGTTGCGTGACTATCAGTTGCCGTTTATTGGTCAGTTCGATGGTGAAGAAGACCAATCAGAACCTTACAACGGTAAAATACTAAATCCTGTAGCTTGGGAATCCTGCCAGATATTTGCCAGTGGTGTCATGAGTGGCTTAACACCTCCGAGCCGTAAGTGGTTTAAGCTAACGATGGAAAACATCGACGTAGCAGCGAATAGCCAAGTTGCTGAACTGTTAGATGAACGTGAAGAGATTTTATATGCAGTCCTCGCTAAATCCAATTTCTACAGCGTAGTCCATCAAGTCTATATGGAGTTAACCATGGGACAAGCTCCTATGGGAATATTCGCTGATAGTGAATCTGGTGTTCGTTTCACATCGTACCCGATAGGCACCTATGCTATCAGTACCAACAGTAAGGAAACCGTAAATATCTTTGGTCGTAAATACAAAATGACAGTAGATCAGATTGTCGAACAGTTTGGGTATGATAATTGCCCAGATAACGTTAAGAATATTTATGACAACGGCAACAGCTTGCAACAGTCATTCACTGTCAATTGGTTGGTTGAGCCTAATAAAGACCGTAAGGATAAGTTAGGACGTCGCAATATGTCGTATTCGTCCATCTACTGGGTGGAAGGCAGCAATAGTGATGAAGTGTTATATCATGGCGGTTTTGAAGAATGGCCAATTCCAATCGCTCGGCATACGTCAATGGATTTGAATGGATACGGTAAAGGGGCCGCATGGTTCGCACAACCAGATTCACAAATGTTGCAGAAGTTAGAATTTGATTATCTAACAGCCGTTGAATTGGGCGTTAAACCTCCTATGCAAGCACCATCTGATGTAATTAGTACGGTTAACTTGTATCCGGGCGGTATTACGGAGATTGAAGGGCAACATAAGGTTGAACCTATGTTCGCAGTTCAGTCCAATCTTCAAGATATCCAAAACAAGATAGCAGTAACAGAGGATTCAATCAAGAGAGCCTATAGTGCAGATTTATTCTTGATGCTAGACCAAATCGACAAGGGCCAGATGACGGCTCGTGAGGTTATGGAGAGAACGCAAGAGAAGTTACAACAATTAGGTCCTGTGGTTGAACGGTTACTATCTGAATTCTTGAATCCAATTATTGAACGTGTGTATGCGGTCCTAGATCGTGCTGGTGTGTTTCCACCTGTTGAGGATGAGGAACTCTTAGACCAATTAAACGGCCAAGAGGTGAAGATTGAATATATCTCTCCACTAGCGCAAGCGCAAAAGATGAGTTCGTTGGTAAATATTGAACAATATTTTGCGTTCATCATGAGTTTGGCACAGGCTAATCCTAATATCGTTAATAAATTTAACTTTGAGGAAGCGGCCAATACATACGGCGTAAATCTTGGTGTACCGGCTAAGATTATTCGTTCCGATGATGAATATCAAGAAATCTTGGCACAGCAAGCACAGGCACAGGCTGAACAGGAACAGCAACAACAAATTATGCAAGCGGCTCAATTGGCACCGGGAATGGCGCAAGCGGCCAAGCAAGCAACAGACGCCGCCAATGATGGCAACCCTGCATTACAGAGTTGGCTAGGAATGGACGGTGTTTAGATGAAGACAATTAAAGATTATATGCAAGAGCGAGATATGCAGGCTCTTAACCACGTACTTAGCACAGAGCTAGGTAGGTGGTTTTTTTGTCGGTTAATGGATCGCTCAGGCATATTAAAGCAATCGTTCACTGGTAACAGTGAAACATATTTCAACGAAGGAAAACGCAAGGTAGGGCTGTTATTCCATGGAGACCTAAACAAATTAGGCGTCGATGGGGTTAAACAGTACCACCAAGCACAGCTCGAATATATCGGGCAACAAGAATATTTTAATAGTTTAGTCGATAAGGAGAAACAAAATGGCTGATGACAATATGGGTGCTAACAATAACATGACTGGCAATGAACCGGGCGCAAATCCGGACCTAAACAATCCTACGCCACCTACTGAACCACCTGCTAATCCAAATGGTGAAGGTAGTAATCCATCTGTACTGGGCGGTGATAATACACCACCTACTGAACCAACGGTTTATGACTTCAAAGAGGTATTTCCAGAAGGTACTGAACTTGATGAAACTGTATCCGCTGACTTTAGTAAATTGCTTAATCAAGTCGGTGCGACACAGGAACAAGCTGTTGAACTAGCCAAGTTTGGCAGTCAATACGCACAGAATATCTTGACTGCTTATCAAGAGCAACAAGAACAAGCGCTTGTTGAAAAACACCAAGCGGATTATGAAAACGCCAAAAAGGAATTAGGCGGTAAATTCGATGAAACTGTAGCCCTCGCAGGTAAAGGCATTGAAGCGCTAACTAAAGCGGTACCGGAATTACGTCAATTACTTGTTGATAGTCGTATTGATAACAACATCAACATGATTAAGGTATTTGCGGCAGTTGGTGAAATGGTTCAGGAAGACCCGGGGGTGGGCAATTCTAAAGGTAGCCATGAAATTACAACTGAACAACAATTGGCTGAATCTATTTATAGTGATATGAAGAAATAAGGAGAAATTAAATGGCAATTGGAACATTAAACCCTACTTTGCTCGATGTAGCACAACGTGTAAAAGGTGATGGTCATCTTGATAAGATTGTTGAAATGATGAACCAAACCAATGAAATTTTAACTGATATGACAATGCTTGAAGGTAATCTTCAAACTGGTAATATGACTACTATTCGTACTGGTTTACCAAAGGCAACTTGGCGTTTATTCAATAGCGGTGTAAATCAAGATAAATCCAAAACAGCACAAATTACAGACGCCTGCGGTATGCTCGAAGCATATGCAGTTGTTGACCGTAAATTGGTGGATATTTCTAACAATGCTGCTGAATTCCGTTTACAAGAAGATCGTGCATTCTTGGAATCTATGAACCAAGAAATGGCATCTACTTTATTCTATGGTTCTAAAGCTGAGCCTGAAAAGTTTATCGGCTTATCTCCAAGATACAATGATAAAACTGCTCGTTCTGCAGAAAACCTTATTGATGCAGGTGGTACCGGTAATCAGTTAACATCTATTTGGCTTTGCGTATGGGGTCCTAATACTATGTATGGATTCTATCCTAAAGGTGGTAAAGCTGGCTTTAGTATTGACCCAGATGGTGTAGTTGATGCACTTGATGGTGAAGGCAAGAAATATAAAGCATATCAAACTCATTATTCTTGGGATTTGGGCTTAACAGTCCGTGACTGGCGTTATGCTGTTCGTATTGCGAACATTGATGTATCTAAACTTACAAAAGACGCATCTGCAGGCGCTGACCTTATCGACTTGATGATTGATGCAGAAGAAAAAATTCCTAATCTTGGTATGGGTCGTCCAGTTTGGTACATGAACAAGACTGTTCGTGGTTTCTTACGTAAACAACTTAACAAAGGTCACCAATATCAAACTGCAGCAGGTAAAGAACCGGGCAAAATCGTTGTTGATTTCAATGACGTTCCAGTACGTCGTACTGATGCATTAATTATTGGTGAACAACAAGTTAAATAATAGGGGGTAACCAAGTTATGATGATCGATAAAGAAAATGTATTTTTCTGGAAGAAGGCTATTACAGCTAACACAAACTCTGAAGTAGTAATGAATGGTGAAGGGGGCGACGCTGTTGTCGCTCCTTGGCTTGTCATTCGTATTGATGCAGATGTAACCGGTACAGGTTTATTCAATGTCTATACTTCCGATAAGGAAAATATGGCTGATGCTAAATTGTTGACCGGTGTTACGCTTCCTGCTAATGCTAAAGCAGGTGAAGAACGTGTAATGCGTATTCCAGCTGGTGCGAAAAAATTCATTAGAATCAATGCTAATAATATGACTGCAGGTACAATTACCGCATTCCTCACATTTGATACGAATATTGCTCGATAAGGTGGTGTAATTATGTTAGTAACAACTAAACAAAAAATGTATTTAACGATGCACGGCCTTGTTGATAAAGGTGAAACAATTGATATTCCGGAAGATGTAATTAATGATTTCGGAAAAGATTGTTTTGAATTTGTAGGTGAAGTAAAGCCTAAAGGTAATGAAACTAAACCTACTGATGGAAATACTGGTGACGAAAATCCACCAGATGAAAATACTGGGGACGAAAAGCCTAAGAAAACAAGCAAAAAGAAAACCGATACTACGGAAGAATAAGTGACAATATGAGGGGTGCTTATGCATCCCTCTATTACCATATAGGGGGAACCATGACACCTACTGATATTTGCAATCAAGCACTCGCATTAATTAATGCAGGACTACTTTATTCATTCGAAGAAGAAACAGAGCAAGGCCGCCAATGTCGTATGCAATATGACCCAACTAGGCAGTTGGTATTACGGCAGTTCGAATGGAATTTTGCTCGCAAAAATGAAAGATTGGTATTATCCGCTCATAAAATTAATGGGTGGAATTATGTATATGCGTATCCGGAACGATGCATTCGGATATTAGGAGTTATTCCACAAGGCGATCGCTTCCATGCGGAATCGCAACCGGAATACAACATATTTAATATTGGAAATAACAAAAAGTGCATAGTGAGCGATGTGCCACTGGCATTCATTGATTATATATATGATGTTACAGATTTAGACGTTTGGGATTCCATATCTTTGTATATGCTGCAGTGTAAATTGGCTAGCGCACTAGCCATGCCATTAACTGGTGATAGAGGATTATTTGACCAAGCGTACAAGTTATATCAAGCTGCCGTTCAAGAGGCAAAAGGTATGAATGCCAAGGAACGCAAGCAAGATACAGTTTATATATCTAGCTATGTGAAAGCGAGGGATTGGTAATGGGTAATCCTATCTATATCTCACAATTAGCATTTACAACTGGCGAGGTATCGCCAGATGTATCGAGCCGCTTTGATTTAGAGCAATATAAAAGTGCTCTATTAGAGGCAGAGAATGTGGTTATTCGTCCATATGGAGCCGTTGCCAAACGCCAAGGCAGTCAATATGTAGGGCAAGTTAAATTTAACGACAAACCAACACGATTATTTGAATTTACGACAAACACGAATAATTCATTCATGCTCGAATTTGGCGACAAATATATTCGTGTGTGGAATTATGGTGTTTATACCGGTATCGAAGTTACGACTCCTTTCACTAGCGATATTTTGTTTGACTTAAATTGTAGCCAATCTGGTGATGTAATGTTCATTTGTAGTGGGAAATATCCGATACAGACATTATCTCGATACAGCGACACAGACTGGCGACTCGAAGCCTACAAGTTAACTGAACAGCCCTACGACACAATTAATACAGATGTTAATTCTACCGTAACGGTAACGGGGGATGTAGTACGTTCTAGTAAAGATCTATTCAATGCAAATATGGTCGGCATGGTAATGCAACTTGGGTATTTTGTTGCAGCTGTTCATACAAAGAATACTGGTGTTGTAGTAGAGAAAAAAGAAAAACGGTCATTTATGGGCGGTGTTCATAAATGGAATGAGTACAATAACATTAATTACAATGTAGAATCCTACTCCACAGACCAAGACCTAGCTTGGAAATTTACAACGCATGGGACATGGACTGGTACCGTTAAACTTCAAATCACCACAAATAATGGTGCTACATGGAAAGACTATCGCACGTATTCATCTAATAACGACTACAACGTAACAGATGCTGGCAAAATTGAGCCAAATGCAAAGCTACGTATTCAATCAGATATTAAAAGCGGTGAATGTAATGTTGACCTTTCAATTCTTCCATACACCACATGGGGCATTATTGAATTTAAGGAATTCGTAGACTCTAAAACCATGAAGATTAATATCTTGAACGGTATCGTTGAAAATGAAGCTACTTCTAAATGGAAGATGGGTAGTTGGGGTCGTAGCAATGGATATCCTAAGTTATGCACGTTTTATCAAGACCGTTTTGTAGTGGCCGCAACAAATAAAAATCCCAATTATATTTGGATGAGTCGTACTGGTGATTATCCAAACTTTGGCGTTGAAAAGGTAGAAGGGACTATCACAGATGATAGTTCGATTACCTTACCTGTAATTAATCGCAAAATGTACGAGATTCGCCATCTTGTACCTGCGAATGATCTAATCATTCTTACGAGCGGTAATGAATGGATTGTTAGCGGTGATAAGACGATTACTCCTGCTAACTGTAATTTAAAGACACAAACCCAACGAGGGGCCTTATCGTGTGAACCGCAATTCATTGGTAACCGTTGCGTATTCGTACAGGAACGTGGTGGAACTGTTCGTGATATGGGGTACTCTTATGAGAGTGATAACTATACAGGGCAAGACCTCACGTTATTCGTCAAGACCCGTGTTAGAGGGTATTTAACTATAACGAGTGCTTACGCACAAGACCCAGACAGCATTATTTACTACATCCGAAATGATGGAGAAATTAATTGCTTAACCTATATACCAGAACAAAAGGTGTACGGCTGGTCGCATTTTGTGACTAATGGTAAGTATCTATACTGTGAATCCGTGTCTGAGGGTGAACAGGACAGTTTGTATACGCTTGTTGAACGTACATTACAGGGCAAAAAAGTAAAATGTATCGAGCGTATGGTGCCGCTATATTCTGATGATGTGAATGTATTCCTTGATTGCTATGTCGAATTTAAGTCGAGTAATGCAATTGATAGTATTAACATTCCTCATTTGAGTGGTCAATCTGTACAAGTTGTAATTGATGGTAAACAACAACCGGATGTGGTTGTGCCAGATGATGGCTTATTACAATTGAACGTCAGTGGTAGCAATATCAAAATCGGATTACCGTTTACCTCTAAAATTCGTGTTCCGTCAGTAGAAATGCAAATGCAAGATGGCACTTTACAAGGGCGTGTAGCTACCGTATCAAGAGTTGTGTTGCGAGTTTATAAATCCTTTGGTGGTAAAGTTGGCCGCACATTTGACCGTATGGATGATATTACATTACCACCGAATGAACTATTTACTGGCGACAAGCCTGTAATTTTACCTAAAATGGGCATGAACTATTCAACTGATACATCGATATGTATTAAGCATAGTGATCCATTTCCATTTAATTTATTGTCGATAACTCGCATAGTTGAAATTAGCGGAGGACTAAGAGATGTACCGGGACTTTAAAATTGATGAAATTGAGCCTACACGGCGAGATAAATTGATTCATGACCTAGAAGTCAACCTAAGGGCGATAGATGCCATAGAAGTTCAAGAGGTGAATCGTTTGTATCCTTTTAAAGATTTCTGTTCCGAAATATGCAAATCTGATTATGATAGCCATGTCGTCGTAGAAGACGATGTGGCTATTTGCGTATATGGGATTGCAAAAGAACCGGTTAATGGAATGTATGGGATATATTTTCTTGGCAATAAAGTATTAGAAAACGATATGCGGTGGCAGATGCGTTTTATCAAGTTAAGTAATCAAGTCATTGCTGAATGGTTAGAAACTCGTGAATGGCTATTCAATTACGTTCACACAACAAACATTAAAACAAAACGATGGCTCGAATCGATTGGGGCCGTAATTCATCCAACTGTAAAAGTTGGTGATTTAGAATTATTTACTCTCAAGAAGGAGGACTTCATATGTGCTTACCCGCAGCGGCAATCTTAACCGCAGTTAGTACTGGCATGGGATTGGTTGCTCAAAATCAACAAGCTAAAGCACAATCTGCTATGTATAACGCACAGGCGCAAGCGGCAGAAGCTAATAAGCGAATATCTGACCGCAAGCAAGAGCAAATTGCCATGCAACAACTCCAAGAGCGTGACAAAATGGATAATCGCATGCGCCTTGTAGCTGGAACGAATGCAGCTGAGGCAGGAGCAGGCGGATTGCAAATGGCAGGGTCCCCATTACAGTTAATGGCATCTAGTTATGATGAATACAACAAAGACGTCTATAACTGGGAACAGAATAAAAATAATGCTATTTACAATGAATACTTGAATGGTATGAACTATCAGAATGAGGCTAATGCCGCACGTGCTTCTGCTAAGAATGCACGACGTCAAGGCAATTTGGCAATGGTAGGTAGTATTCTTGGCGCCGCATCATCCATGTACAGTTTGAAACAGCAATATGCAGGTGGCAAGATGAAGACTACATATGGTGGTGACCCTGTAGGATATACAGATAGGGGTCCGGTAGTGACTGTTAAACGTGATTACAAAATGAGGTAGGATATGAAATTTGTTAATTATGATCCAACCCAAAAATTAAATACAATTCAAGGCGGTACACAAGCTACCGGAAATGAAATAGCATATGGTGGTAATCAGCAAGGATTATCAAGCCTTGGTAAAGCGATTGGCGATTTAGGCTCAACTATGCTACAAATCCAAAAGCAAAAAGAATTGGTAGACGTAGTGAATGCAGCTAATGAATATACAGAAGCCATGAATCAAGCTATGTATGACCCTGAAAATGGTCTTATGAACCGTAAAGGAGAAAATGCATTAAATATTCCTACTGATTACAGCGAGATTGAATCTGTTAAACGAAATGAAATCATAAGAAAATATGGTTTTAAAATGACCGATTCGATTAATGCATTTAACAAAGTTGTTGATAACGACAGAATAAATACAATTAATACAATTAATCGATATGTTCGTGGCCAATATGAGGATAGTGCTATGAAGGCGTTGAATATGAACATTCAAAACATTGCTAATAACGGCGTTGTAAACAGCAATCCTGATTCATTTGGACAAACTATGCAACAAATAAGCGGTAGCGTTCATGCTCAACTTGCTAATCTTGGATATGACGATAATACGATTAATCTTCAAGTTAAAAAGGCACAGCAAGATACTGCAGTTACCATGATTGAAAAGAAAATCTCTGATGATGATTTAGACGGTGCAAATAAGATGATTAATGCCGTCGCCGAATCCGGATTGATTGACGAAAAGGAAATCATGGGATATCGGCAAAAAGTACGAAAAGCAAGTATGGTATTGGCAACCGGCAACGAAAAGACGATTCGTGATGTCATTGGTGAATTTGACCCGTATGATCCAGACCTTTTGAATAAAGTTACCAATAAATTGTTTGAAAGTGGATTTGGTAAAGTTGCGGGTAGTACTGGTGAGGCAACTGTCGAAAATTTAAAAGCGGCTGTAATGGGACAGGAAAGCGGCGGTGATGCTAGCGCTGTTAATGGTCGGACAGGTGCTTATGGTTTATTCCAAATTTTACCAAGTAATTGGCCTGAATGGAGCGAACAAGCAGGTATACCGGGTGCTGATATGTCTGATCCGGAAGCACAAAAGAAGGTTGCTGCATTTAAGCTAGGCGAGTACGCACAGAAATACGGGGTTGAAGGCGCCTTTGCTGCATGGTATGCGGGACCTGTGAATGGGCAACGTTGGAAGGACGGTGCACCGGATGCCATTGATAGTGATGGTAATCATTATTCTTGGGATGCACCACAAGGAAACGGTGATGAACCTAGTGTTCGCCAATACATACAAGAAGTTAAAGCACGTCTATTTAATGGACAAGCTCAAGCGGAAACTCCCGCACAGGCTCAACAGCGTAAAGAAATGATTCAACGTAATGTTGCTACGCAACTCCAACAAATTGCACATAGCCGTGCTGTGGCCTTGGAAAACCAAAAAGCCGAGGTAGAACAAATGGTTGCTGCTGATGCTAAAAACGGCGGAACCGATATAACGGCGTTAAAGATTCGACAAGATTATGCTGCTACTCATCCTGAATATGCAAGAGCTATGCAAGGTCAATTGAATCAAGCGCAAATAGCAGTTAATAAAGCAGCAGCGAAAGCACTACAAGCTAAAGAGGTAAATGTACTAGGCGTGAAGACAGCTATTGCTAACGGTCAATTTAAAAGCATGGATGACCTAAATGACTTTATCGGTCAAATGGGAGTATATTTTAACCCTCAGCAATTATCGCAAATTAATAAGGAATTTGATGAGTACGCTAATGGTACCGGCAAATACTCTCCTAATATGAAAGGTATGAAGAGTAGTATAGAAAGCTTAGCTGGTAGGAAAATTGATGGGGTTGAATGGCAAGGCGTGTCTACTGCAGTATATCCAAAGGTTCAAGAGTTTAGAGAAAAGAACGGGTATGATCCGTCACCTGCACAAATGGCACAATGGGGTGCTGAGGAAGTAGCACAACAGGCAATTGCATCTACTAAAACAGGAGAGTTTTGGGGCGCAGGGAAAATGGCTAATTTCTTTGGCGGTAAAGGTTCTGCCGTTAAATATACAAACGCCCAATTGGCGGCGAATGGTATGTATGGGTTATACAATACTACAGGTGATGATGGGCAACCTTATTATGTTTATAAGGATAGTAGCGGAGAGACACATACAATTACACCGGAAGAATTGGCAGAAAGGTTAGGTCAATAATGGGTAACTATAAAATTACACCTGAACAAGCGACGAATGGTACTTTTGGCATTCAGTCTAATGCACATACGCCATTTGAAGGTGCTGTACAACAAGAAACCACAGATAATTCGTATGGCAAAGCCATAAGTAATGCTGCTAGTGGATTTAATAATTGGTTACATAAAGACCCATCGCAAGCTACAGTAGATACTAATAGCTTGAATGCATTGGCACAAACAGACATAACACCTGAACAAAGTGAAAACTTTGTAAATAAGGCTAGTGAAATATTACAACCTGCTATGCATCGTGCAGAGCAAATTTATCTATGGAACAAAGAAGATTGGAGCCGATCTGCTATTGATAGCGGTGAAAAGCTAGGCATTAATCCTGATTTGATTATGGCAAGTGGCCAAGAAGGTATCAGACGTGCTGAATTGGCCGCAGCACAAATGGATAGGGGTAAAACGATTCAAGAGATTCGTGATATGTATCCAGAACTTAATACTATAAATTATAAAAGTTCTGCTGAAGCAATTACTGCATTACGCAATCTTGAATCCATTAATAATACTCACGGCGTATTTGATGCGGTCCAACAGAATGTTTGGTCTATGAATGACCAAATCTTACGCGCCCAAGCCGGGTATAAATTATCCCAAGAAAACGACCCTAATAAGATTGCTGAACTAACAGCCGAAATCAATCGGTTAGACGAAAACCTATCTAAATACAGGCAGTCTGACGGTAGTAATATATTAGAATCTGTTATTGGAGAAACTGCAGCGCAAGGGTATATGATGGCTGTACATGCTATCAAAGGGTCGAATCGTGCTGCAGAAGGTATGGCGTTAGGTGCAGCTGCTGGTGCAGTTGCTACTGCACCAGTCGGTGGTGAGGGTGCTATTCCGGGTGCATTAGTTGGTTTGAAGACTGGCACACAAGTAGGTATGGCGGAACAAATGTATCAAATGTCATTTGGAAGTAAGTACTTAGAACTTATTAACAAAAAAGATGCAAGCGGTAATCGAGTATATTCCAATGAAGAAGCGAAAGAGTATGCCATGTCATTTGCTGCAATCGATGCGGGCATTGAATTTGTGGCCACTCGTGCTATTGGTAAAGCAGCATCTAAAATCGCTCCTAAGTCCGCACTTGCCAATGCAATTTCAAGAGGGACTACTAATGCAGCTGAGACATTTAATCGTGGTATTGGTGTTACTGCTGCACAGGTAGCCAAGACTTCTATTAAGGCTGGCGCTCCAGAGTTATTTGAGGAGGGCCTACAAGATGTCAACGAAAAGTTGCAACATAACTTATGGCGTAAATCGAATGATCAAGAGGGTTCATATTCTGTAGGTGATATGTTTGTAGGTGCTGGTGAAGCTATGTGGCAAGCACTACCTGCCGTTGTTGGGTTTGGTGCAATTGGTGGCGGCATTAGTGGTGTTCGTACCATGAAGGCTTTTAGAGATTTCCAAAAGTTATCACCTGAAGAACAACACATGGCTGTGTTGGAAGAACAAAACCGCAACGGTCATGTTATCATGCAGAACCTTAAAAACGATGCTGCGGCTAACAATTTGGCAAAAGAAAACCCTGAGTTGTATGGGAAAATTGTACAAGCTCAGGGCGATAACATAGGCGTATCTACAGCGTATGTGAATGTTAATGAAATGGCTGAAACTGAAGAAGGTCAAGCGGCTATCCGTAATATGGTAGATGCAGGATTGGTAACACAAGAGGATGTATCTAAGGCGATTACGGCTGATGCTCCTATTGAAATACCTATTGGCTCTTATGCACAATTAAGTGGAGGCTTATCTGAAGAAACAGTTAAGGCATTGGAAGAATCCTCTTACTTTACACGTGGCGGATTATCCATGAAAACTCTTGAACGTGCAAAAGAAGAAGTCCATGCTATGAAAGACCTAGTTAAGGATGATACTGAAAAGCGTGCAGAACGTGTAAAGAATGATATTATTCGTTCCTACTTTGATGAAACATCCGATGTAGATAAGGAAATGCTTGATATAGTTCTTGCGGATCCAACACATATTAAACAAACATTTAACAATGTGTATAAGGAATTAACTGAGCAATACCGAGAACAATATACAAACGATTTCGATGCTATGGATACCGATTTAGAAACGGCACGTACTAGTGGTGTTAATCCTACATGGTTAGGCGAAAACAAGCCGCCACGTTCTAATTCGGAACGTAGACGAATGGCGTATCAATCTAGCCTTGCTCGTACGCAAAGTGTATTAGCTGATAATCCTGAAGCACTTAATCAAGCAGGAGCCCATTATGCTGACATGGAACATACGCTCAAACAAATTGAATCGCTAGAATCTATGCGAGATAAGCTGTTTGAACTTGCAGATAATGATATCGCTTTACGTATGCAACTATCAAAATCTGGTTATGAAGTATATCAATCACTTAAATCCATAATGAGTGATGAAACTGTAGACCGTAAACAACGTGATACGGCGGAAGCTAATGCCTTACTCATGGCACAACATGCTGATGTTATGGCAGATATCATGCGACGTGCAGGACGTGGTAACTATACGGCCATGGATTATTTCAATACTGTTCGTGTACAAATGAACGGCGGTGCATATAATAATGGGTATGCACAACAATTACAAATGCAGCAAAAAATAGAAACGGCTATAAAGAATTGGGGACAAGTTGTTGATGATCAATTGAGCGGAAAACAAATTACTCGAACTGTTCAAATAATGGATTCTCCACTCGTATTACAAATGTTAGGATTCGATGGCGCTGTTATGATTGATCCGAGCATAATTCATAAAGTAATTACTGGGAAACACGCTAATCAAATATCAATTGATGACATTAAATTATTGCCTAAAAAAATAGCAAATCCAGTTGCTGTATTTAAAAATTATAATGGGCGTTCACAAAAAGTAGTTCCTGATGAAGCAATCCTTGTATTAGATATGTATGCTAAAAACGGCAACCCAAATATAAATGCAAGCGGTGAGAACATCCAAGTTGTCGTTACATTTACTAAAACTGCTAATGGAACAAACATAAATAAAATTAAAACCATTACGCCAAGACGTAATATCAATTGGTATAATCAACAAATCGCAAATGGTAATTTGTTATATGCGAATACAAAAAAAATAAACCGTCTAGTAACGGGTAGCAGGCAACAAATGGCCCAACCGGTTACTAAACAGTTTATTGTTAACAATAGTATACCAAACGAAAAAGATTTAGACAAGCTACGTAAACAACATAATTATCAATATTATCAAGCTGCATGGCACGGTTCACCACATGATTTTGATGTGTTTGATTTAGGCGCTATCGGTAGCGGTGAGGGCAACCAAGCACATGGTTGGGGCTTATATTTTGCCAAAGATAAAAAAGTATCCAAACTATATAAAGAGGTATTGAGTAAAGTACAAGGTTCTAACAAAAGCAGTTTATTTAAAGTAGAAATACCAAATGAAACAGAGTTATTACCAGAGGAATATCCTATTTCTGGATATAGTCGATATGTAAGAGATAGCTTGAAAAACGGATTACATAAAATGTCAGAAGAACAACTGGAACGTTTTACAAGTCTATTAATTAAATATCACAAAGGGTCTATTATTGGTGATGAATGGACAAATAAATACACACACTTTATGGATGTAGGGTACATAATATCTGAACTACATAACAAAAATAAAACAATAAATGATATCAATAAAATTCAAAAAAGAAATATTGATAGATTTTTGAAGTCAGTAGGTATAGATGAAAATATTGATACCATAGCTGGTAATGAAGATTTATTGGAAGCTGTGTATAAAAAGTTTAGATATGATCTATATTCACAATACGAGAAAGAAAAACAGTTAGAACGAGAACGTGAAGAAAAAGCTATCTTGAATGTTAAGACTGATGTATATGGTGCATTAGAGAAAACCAATATTGCTGGTAAACAGTTGTATTCGTTTTTATCTCATGCACTTGGTAATGATGAACATTTTAATCTTCATAACGTGAAAAATGCTAAAAAAGCTAGTGAATTTTTAAATAGTATCGGTATAAAAGGTATATACTATGATGGCGAACAAGACGGACGATGTTATGTAGTATTTGATGATAAGGCAATCAAAGTTATAGAAAAATACAATCAATCTATCAATGGTATGACGCAAATTAATAGTCCTACAGACCGCCTTATTCAAATCTTCAAAACTGCTGACCGCTCAACGTTCCTACATGAAATGGGACACGTATTCTTTGACGACATTAAGAACCTAGCTAAAATGGAGAACGCTCCAGAGCAACTTGTAACGGATTGGAACAAGTTGAAAGAGTGGTCTGAATGGGACGATACGGAAGGCGCTGATAATACTAAAGCACATGAAAAGTTTGCTCGTGGATGGGAAGCTTATTTACGTGAAGGTAAGGCACCTACTAAAGGATTGCAACGTGTATTCCGAATGTTCTCAAAGTGGTTAACTCGTATCTATCGTGCGGTGACACGACTAGGCGGATTACCACCAAAGGAAATCCAAGACATTATGGCACGTATGATCGCTACCCAAGAAGATATTGATGCTTACACAAAAGAACAAGCACTTGAACAATTTGAATCTAGCAAGCTATTCAAACAACTCGATGAAGCGGAACAAGCAAAGGTTCAAAGCCATATTGCCGACGTCGGGGAAATGGCGAAAGAACGTGTCATGAAGCGGTATATGAAGGAATTAGAAAGTCGTCCAATCAAAGAATGGAACGATGAAAAAGATTCTATTCAAGCTGATATTGAAAAGCGTTTAATGGAACAGTACCCAATATATAAAGACCATCAACGCTATAATGCATTCGGTAAAAATGCATTAGCCAATACTAGATACGGCACACTAAAAGAATTAGAAGCTGCTGAACGTGAGCAAACAGGATTTACATTTAATGAAGCTGTTAATCAAGCTATGGAATCTGCTGAACAGACATTCATTGAAGATAACCATATTGGTAAATCTAACATAGAAATTGCCGAAGAGTGGTTATTATCTTCAGACGGTCAAATGAAATTGACTGAAGAGGAAGCTAAAATCATTAAGTCACAAACCAATCGTGACCTTGCTAAAAACTGGGAACTACTCGATAAGTTAAATCGACTTGACCCTAATTCAGAAACGATTGAATCTGAGTTAGAGCCAATCGAAAAACAAATTGTTGACGAAAGTAAAAAGGTAGCTAAAGAATTAGGAGCTGTATCAAAGGAACTTGATTCTGCTCAAGACCGTATTGAAAAGCTAAAAGCACAATTACAAGAACGTATCAATAATGTACGTGCTATTCGTGATAGTGGCGTAGGTGTGATAAGTGATTATATGAATCGTGCTAGACAGGAATTAGGCGATTTGACCTTATCCCAAGCTAGTCAGTATAAGAAATATCAAAATCAAGCCATTCGTGAAGGTAAGCGTGCTGATAGGGCATTGGCAGTCAATAAACTGGAAGAGGCACTACAAGCAAAACAGTTACAACTTTTAAATCAAGCGAGAGCTCGTGTTGCGTTTGACAATGCACTCCGCATTAAGAAGTTACGAACTAAGTTACTTGATAATCTAAATAGGATGACACGCCCTAAAAATCCTATTACTATTGAACCTAATATGCGTTACTTCTACGCACACATGGCATATCAAATGGGGTTAACTAAATATGATGGGTTAGAACCAGTAGATGGGTTTGATATGAATGCGGTAATTAATGCATTAGATCCTGATGCGGATATTCTAGGTGACCAAAGCATTACATTCCTTGACCCATGGATTGTGCAACTATTCTATGGCAAAATACCGATGTCATTTAAAAATCTAACAGTGAGTCAGTTGAACACACTGGAAGAGTTAATGACAGGCATGTATAAGAATGGCCGTAATGCTTATGAAGGCTCGACTATCCTTAATGATAAAGGTGAATTGATTACATTTGATGATGCAGTAGATGGCATATTAACGGAAGCAATCGATACATTTGGCAAGATTAATGGGAATGTATTTAACGCACAAAACAATCAAACTGGTTTGGAAGCCGTTGCAGGACTTATTAATAAAGGCAATCTGTCATTGCTCAAGGTTGAAACATTCTTACGCCGGCTAGGTCCTAATGCGGTGAAATATATTTACGATCCAATCAATAGAGCAACGCAAGAGTTCAATGAACGCAAGGAAGTATCCATGCGGCGATTAGCTAAAGATGTATCCTCTGTATATGGCAAACGTGAATTATTCAACATTCGGAATAAGCATATGTATGATGTTGGGGAATTGCGGAATCTAACCAAAGAGCAGGTCATTGCATTAGCTTTGAATTGGGGTACAGAGCGTAACCGACAACGGGCAATGGAAACAGCCAAAGTAACTGAAGTTGAAATGGAAAAAGCCTTTCAAGAAATCCTTACTGATAAAGATTGGGAATTCATTATCAGAACATGGGATCATATCAATTCCTTCTTTACTGAACGTAGCAAAGTCCAAGAGGAACTTTATGGTAATCCATTGAAAAAGGAAGAAGGTATCACATTTACTATTGGTGGTAGAACTATCGTTGGTCAGTATTATCCGATTGTGTATAATCCTGAAGTCAATGCAAGTATATCTGATAAGGAAGTAGAAGATATTGCTAAGACTATGGTTAGCAGTAATGCGATATTAGGGACTGGCATGAGCGCTACTAAAAGCCGTTTGGATGTGGTTAAAGATAAGTCATTATTGCTTGATTTTGACGTTATTCCTAAGACTATTACCGAATCAATCAATCATATAACTATGCGTAAAGCTGTGACTGATGTAAATCGATTAGTAGCCAATAGAGAGTTCCAAAACTATATTGTTGAGAAATTCGGAATGAATTCCTATCAATTCTTGCGAACTTGGGTTCGTGATAATTGGAAGGATGAAGCGGCTAAGATGGATGATGTTGGTAAGATTTTAATGTTCCTTAAACATAATGCAACAATGGCTATTATGGCTGGACGTGCATCAGTTGCTATCCAAAATGCCTTAAACATTCCTGTTGCTGTATATCGTATTGGTGCGGGCAATGTAATTCGTGCTGTTAATCATGCAGGAGTAGGGTTCTATGGTCATGGTACAGAAACCTACAATAATACTCGTGATTTTGTTATGGAGCAATCCATATTCATGAGGGAACGTATTCAAACTTTAGATAAAGACCTTAAAAAGGGATTAACCATCCAAGGAAAGGGGCTCCGCATTAATGATAAGAATATCGGCGGGTACAAGTTTGAAAAAGGTGCTGAAATCCGTGATGAAATTAATAACATGGGATTCCGACTGCTCACAGAAACAGACTTCGCATTATCCATACCAGTATGGAAATTTGCGTATGATCAAAAGGTTGCCGAACTTCAATCTAAGGAAGGGGTAAGTACTGAATGGATTAATCAACAAGCAATTGAGGCAGGAGACAGAGCAGTACGAGATATATTCGGAAGTGGTGATGTTAAAGATGCAGCATCCATTCAACGTTCACGGAATCAATGGGTTCAATTATTTGTTCCGTTTTATTCGTATGCTAATACTTTGTATAATATCATCGCTGAATCATGGTATATAAGCAAAGATAAAGGGGATTGGATGCCTTTTGCAAGAGTGTTATGGTGGGGGATCATATCACAGGCAATTGGTATGACAATTTACAAAGCCATGACAAATGGTGACGATGATGATCCAGAATCTATCGCCAAGTCTTTTGCCGAAGAATTTGTACAACAAGGAACTATGGGGATTCCATTAGTAAGAGATATAGCCACTATGGGTATGAAATTTATTCTAGGTGAACGTCCATACAATAAAGGTAATACCGTAATGGGATTAAGTATCTTTGAAAAATTATGGGATACAGGTCAAGCTATTTCTAGTGACAATAAGGATTTTGTAGATGTAGGTCGTTCGCTAAGCCAAGTTTCAAACCGTGTAACTGGGTTTAGTGATACCGTAACTGATGCCTTCTGGACATTGTTGCGTGTAGGATTAACTGATACGGATGCCAAGATTGAAGATGTATTCATGTCGATTTTGTTAGACAAGCGTTTAAAGACTAAAAAAGAAAAGAAGAAGAAACAATAAAAGTAAGGACTACCTAATTGTAGGTAGTCCTCTTTATATGCAAAGAAAGGCGGGATATTGTGATTCCACAAGTCAACAATCCAACAGTTCAATACCAATGCGACGGGGTGAATAAGACTTTTATTTGGCCATATGACTTTAATGATATTAAAGACGTATCAATCATCCTAATTGATGGTGATGGTAAACAATTTAAGCAATCAGGAAATATTGCATATGACGCACAAAATAAAACGCTGACATATCCAAGTGT